ATTTTTGACTCCTCCTTTTATAGTTGTAATTCATTTTCACCAGCCATCGCCCTGGACATTACGTTCGCCTTCCGGTTCACTCGGAGTGGTTACCGAGCCCTGCGTTGGCATCCCCCGATTCCCCGGGTTTCCCCTTTCTTTCTGAGCGCCTAATCTCCCCCGCCCTTTCGGGTGGCTGGCTTTGCTCTTTTCGGGACTTACACCCCTTATTGGCTACTACTCACAATAGCTCAGTGGCCGGTAGTTCTGTCCTCTGCCTATCTACAACTTTACAAAAAGTTCCGTCATAGCAGGACATCACTTAAATAGCTCCGTCTTTTCGGCTTCAGGTAGTCCTGCCCTCTGCCTATCGTGCTGTTAACCTTAGTCTAAGACTTAGTTAAAACCAAGCAACTAGCAGTTTCACCCGCTTTCGGCTTCGGGCAGGCTTGCTGGCTGTTCCTTACCCATTTATATCTCAGTCAACTTCCCTGAGACACCAGCAAGCTATTCAACTGTCGTTAACTGGGTAACTGGAAGATTTCATTCTCATCCTCGACTATCTTGCCCAGCTTCAGCAGAGCATTGATAAAACTTTTGTCTGAGATGGAACGCTGGAATGCCGCATCTCTTCTTATCCCGGGGTCAGAAAAAGCCCACTTGTTAAACTGTGCTCTGGTCTTGCCGATGAGATTTTCTAGAGCATAGTCTGCTATAGATATAACACTACCAGTTACTTCTCCGCCAGCGCTGACGCCATCGATACTTTCCACAATCCAGACTGGTGTCGGCACTATCTTATCAGGGTATTCGCCGGGGTCAGCATCCTTATTCCAGATTGGCTTGGGAGCTGGTCTGCCATCTTGCCCATCACAGAATACTAAGGTCACTGTTCTTCCTGTAACATCCTTGAGGTCTTCGTCTGGAGAAAGTAACTTTGCTAGTGATGCGGCAAAGTAACCGAACCTTGACTTGTTCTTGTTTGACTCCCCCAAGTTGATTACCGCTGTAGGGAAGTTGTAGGGTGAGACAGAGACAACATTGTCCAGGTCTTTGAAGTTCAAGTCAATTCTCATACCTGCGTAGCCGGTGGCAGGAAACTTTCTGTAGCTGTCAAAGACGCCAGAAAACTTCCTCAGCGGGTTGTCAAAGTCGCTATCCACTAATCCACGAATTGAAACTAGTTCATCGGCCATTCTTCATCCTCCTTAAATATAAGTTTATCTTCGTCGTCATTTTCCTCAAAGTCAGGCTTCTGCATCTCCGCATACATTATCTCCTCGCTTGCTCTTTTCTTTCTTTCGTGTTCTTAAGTCCTCCTTTATGTAATTACTTACACATTGCTAAGACAAGTTCAACGCTTTTTCATCGCCACCTCCTCAGTTAATAGTCTATTATACCACGAAGTATTAAGACAAGTCAAATCACAAAATACTTGAACGGAAATAAATATAATGAAATACCTGTATAGTTATAATATGATTATACATATAATTCATTACATATTACTTGAAGTGTTTCCAGAAGTTATGTTCATCTTTCTCTTGTTGTAGTTGACGGTTACGCCTCTCCCTAAGTCGTGTCGCTGTATCTTTCTTCTTAATGAATTCTTCCACCATCTCAGGATACTCAGCAAGAACATAATCAGGAACTTCTTCTTCATCTTTAAGAGCTTCTAACACATAATAAGCATGAGGCTCAAGGAAGACAGTGCCTTCATCCTCATCCCACCTTGCGTCACTTAAGTCAATCATCATCTCCAGGAACTCAGCATAAGTAGACTCTTCCCCAGTCTCTTCATAGTTTGCTTCGCTAACGCTTATGAATAGTTTCTCCTTTGCTCGTGGCGAGAGTTCAGTAAATAAAGGAAAAGACTGAGCAAACTCAGCTGAGGTCATTTGGTAAGGTAACTTCTTCATTGCCCAAACAGAGAATGAGCTAGGCGTTGCTTTCATCACTGTAGTATTCCTCCTCTTCATCTAGGGGTGGGGGTCGAGCGCTGGCATGATTTCTTTCTCATTTTCTTTTCTGCTGAAACTCTTTCAACGAGCAGACTGATACGAGTCTCACATATAACTAGCTCAGACTTTGCGGTCTTGATAACCCAGTCTCTGTCCAGTAATAACTTATGTCTAGCGGCAAGTTCAGGCTGTCTTACGATACCTAGTAGCTTAGTTCTTCTATGGCGTAGTCGCCTTAATTCACGCGTAGTTTCACTTGAGCGTCTTCTCATCATCACCTCTCCTCCTCATCCTACGTTAGGTCTCTAATTGTTGGCTCATCTTCTTCAATGACGTCTCTATCAATTACTTCTGGATTAAGATTACTCCGATGCCACTTAACCGTAAAGCCGGGGATAAAGTTCTGAGCATTACGAGTCTTGCCAAAGTCCATCTTGACTATATCATTACCAGAAAATGGATTAGTAATTCTCAGTCTGACGATAGTGTCCAGCCAATTATTCCAGTAGCTACTGCCCATTATCTCTTCAGCACCTAAGTCAACAACTTGGCCACTAGAGTCAGTCCTTGTCAGTCTGGCGTGGTGAATGATGATGAAGGTAGTATTATACCTTCTTCTAAGACTGTTGATATTACGCTGGAACTTCTTTACGTCATACTCGTCAGATATATGTCCTGCTACATATAGCATCAGCGGATCAAGAATTACTACCAACGGCAATTGAGGGTCATGAGCACGACGCCGGACTTCCTCAATGTTCTTAGTTAATTCTGCTAACCCATGTGAAGTGTCCAGCATAACATCATCTGTTGGAGTTGTGAAGAAGACGTTGGGAGATGACATACTGTTGCCCTGCTTATACTTCACAAACCTATCTTTGAACAAAAGCTTTGGCAACTCTACCTGATGAGATAGGATTGTTGCTGATGATGTCTTGAACCCAAACCAGTCCTTACCGCTACCAATGCTGTAGGCGAGATGTAAAGTATTCATAGTCTTCCACGTCCCAGCAGCTCCAAACAGCATCATGACAGTGCCAGGAAACAGTATCCCTTCTTCAATAATAGCGTCTGGCCTGTAGTCTGGTTGCCATTGGAGTAACTGGTTCTCGCTATCAATGGTCAAAACTTTAATCCTTACTAATTCTTTGCTGTGTGTTTGGAAGAACGAGTTTTACAACTTCAACTGTCTTTGCTACTTCACCCAGCGAGACTAAAACAGAATACATGCAGCCACATTTACAGCAGATGTCCCACGCAGTCTTGAAGAAGGGAAGTTTTGTTCCAGCAGGCTGTATTGCTACTGACTGTGGAGGTAATGGAATGCCTTCCCGCACTTGAAAATCAAAATGTATAATGTGCTCAGGAAGCAGCTTTTTCTCCTTCAACTCCCTCACTAAGTTCTCAAAGAATCTTTCTTCTGACTGACAACAGGGACATTGACTAACTTCTTGCTTGTTCATCTCTTTCCTCCTACTTAAACTGCTCAAAGAATTCTTTTCTCTGAGACTCCTGGATTATCTTTCTCCACTTAGAGATGGTTGTAGAGTCTACTCCTATTCTTTTTTCTACTTCATAAATTGTCCCCTCCATAATAATGTTCTCCAATTTATTTTTGAATTTCATCTCAGTCAGTCGCATCAGAGTAGACTTTGGATAGGCAGAAGGAAGTTCTTCTATAGGCACTGGTTTTCTACTCAAGCGCTTGAACTCCACGCCTCTCTGCTTAAGTATCTTCTTTCTGATGTCTGACGGTCTCAAACTACCTCCACGACTGAATAGTAACAAAGTATAGAGCAGCGAGCATTAACCAGAACAAGATGACTACAATAACTAGTTTATACAACTCTACGTCCTAATGAGACTTTATGTCCGCCTAGAACTCTTCGCTCCTGCTGTTCGCCATCCTCGTAACTTGTCCACCAAGCTGGATTTGAAGCGGAGCGAAGAATATCGGTAGCGCAGTTACTAGAATACAGAGCGCAATGCCCATCTCTCATGTGCCAGCAGTTAATACAAGTTCTTCTTTTGCTGACTAAGTCCTTCGCATAGACTGGGTTGCTAAGAAAGTTTTCTGATGACTTTATAGCTTCCACTTCTTCTCTCCTTTCTATTTAGACTTATAATCTTGGGCTTGCCGTCAACAGTTCCAACTATGACTTTCCGTGTGGGACTAGGCGTGAACTTACCAAAGAGTCTACCCGCCTTTGTTGGGGTGAGCGTTCTTTCTGAGTGTAACTCTTTCATTACTTAGTCTCCTTATAAGTATCCCTGCTTCTCCCATAGTCATTGGCTGTTCTTCTAGCGGGGCGTGAACCCCACACGCCATACAGAGCAGGGCAATGGTGTGAAGCTGACGTCCAGTAGCTAAGTCAGACTTGTTCAAGAAGCTTAACCTCTTTAGCGACAACTGTAACGTCATCTATTGGAGCATTACCGGTAAAGTGCCAGCGTGTCCCTCCCCAAGCAACCTCTTTTCTGAAAGCTACATGGAAGACAACGCCACCAGAATACTGCTGAATTATCTTAGCGACGGCAAGAGAAAGGCTGATATGAAAGCCAGTGGGATAAGTTCCCAAAAAGTCGACCATCTTTATAGGCTCTTTCTTCTTGTCTTTTGCGTAAGCGCCAACAAAAAGTTGAACCGCGTCACTTCCGCATAGTCCAGTAAAGTATTCCATGGGCTCATCGCCATTACAGACTACTACCTTGTAGCCTCGCCGTTTTCTACTCCTGCCTTCAAAGATTTTAGCCAAACACATCAGTCAATCCCTCCTTAAATAAAGATAATAATTATTCCGCCAATGAGCCAAATGGAAACTCTGATAACAAGAAGCTCAGATATTTCTTTGTCTGTAGAAGAGAATAACACAAGACCAACGCTAGTAATAAGTATTCCAACTATTAGCTTGATTATTTCAACCATTACTCTCTCTCCCATTCTGTTCTTGACCTGTCTCCTTCATACGGAGCAAAGCCAGTGCCGTAACATTCTTCACACTTGACCTGAGCCTCTGTCGTAACAAAGTCTCCATGAGCCGTCGAGTAGTGGTTGTAAATTCTGACTGTGTAGCCTTTACCTCTACACTCCTGGCACTTTTTCCTTTCATCTTGTGGCATCTCTTTTCCTCCTCTTCTTAGTATTCTAAGTCTCTAATACTTAGATACGGTGTTTGATATCCAGACTTGATTGCTTCAAGAAGTTCTTGACTTGACCATTCTGTTCCGCATCCAGAACATCTCCACTTGTCAGTCTTAAAGTCAATATCCAAGATACTGCCACAATCAGGACAAGGTAACAATCCATGAATAAGTCTGATGTGGTCTCCGTCAAGGATGAAGCTAGATAGTTCTCTTCTACGAATAACACCAGTTATATCGTCATTAGGCAGTTCTCGTAAGCTATCATACTTACTCATACGCCCTCTACTTCTTTAATCTTTGAATTGTCTCCAGAAATCTTCCTCTTCCTTGTCAATTCTTCTTGGGTCTGCTTCGGATGACTCCTCTGCTGTAAACGATACATCACAATTAAAGCAGATACTAAACTGATGTCTTACCCACTCAGTATTTCTTCCTCCGCAATAGGGACATCTTCTGTGAACTGCCAGATGGTCTTCTCCCCAAAGTTCCCTGTCTTCTTTTCTGTGTCGTATCTCATAGTCGCTTACCTCGCCGTCAAAAAGACCAGCATAGTAAGGGTAGTCATAATACTTGTCTCGTTCCTCGCCAGGTGGTATTAGTATAAGTTCCGCAGCAGTCAACTTAGCCATCAAATTGTCTCCAGAAACGTTTCTCTCCAGAATGAATGTTATCCTTCACATGAAAGCGCTTGTGGCAGACTCGGTGAGTTAATACTCTATTACTCAAGTCATTGTTAGAGTGATTGTTATCTTTGTGATGCTCCGTTAATTGGTCAGAGCCTCTAGAGGGAAGGACATCTGACTTAGTAAAAGGAGCGTGACAAAGATAGCAAGCAGGCTGGCTCTGTTGTATGAGTAGCCAGAGTAAGTCCTTTAGTCTACTCTTCTCGTAAGAAGTCTTAGTCTTCCTCATCCTTTACTTTTTCTGCTGAGATTTCCCACTCTGTAAAGTAAGCTTCGCCAAACTGCTTTTTGAATTCAACCAGCAATAACTGGTAGAGCTCCTCAGAAATGTCGTCTATGTCTAGTCTCAGTCTGCCAGTGGCTACTATCTCCATTGTCGTTCTATCTCCTCTTGACTTACTTTTCTGATGACTGGAGTTCCATTTCTCCTCACAACAGACTTTTCCTTAGCTAAGGTATGCCGACACTGAGCATACTTAAGAGTGTTATCTCTTATCCTATCGGGAGCGTAAAGGATTGTATCAGATACATAGATGTCAGCCATCTTGCTTCCTCCCAGTTTCCCAAGTTTGCCGAAAGACTTCAATACCTCCTATTTCCACTATAACTTGAATATGGTCGTGACCAACATGAAGGAATGCTCCACCATAATCGTTGTCTATTGTAGAAAAGATTACATTAGCATTAAGTATCTTACGAGACTCTAGTTTATCGCCTGGCTCGACTCTTGCCGAACTGATATAGCCTTTTACCATTGCCTTATCAATGTTATCCATTTTTACCTCCTACACTTGAGGGTCGCCACTTTACTAGCGAGCTGCGAAGTTCCGCAAGTCTCGTTGCTGTGCTTTGCCTGCCACTCTACAAGAGTAGCGGCATCGCATTGTCGCTTAGAGCAGTGCTTCTCTAGTGGACACTTAGTCATCAGTCATCACCTCCTTTCTTCTTATTTATTTATGTCTATGACGGCTTTAGCGGCGGCTCTCTCAACTACTTCATCTTCTTTCTTTATTTGTTTGAGTGCTTCCTCGTAGCTAATATGAAGTGTCTCTGCTCTTATTAGCGCTAAAGCATGGTTTAGTCCTTTCTCAAGTTTCATACCTTATTATACCACGCCAGTATCACCCATGTCAAATAAGTTTACGCCGTCAACAAGTATTCCGGCAGATGGTGAAATGCCGTGTGTAGGCTCTAGCCTTACTGAACCAGTATGTCCTTATCTGAACGCAAAGAAAAAGGACTGGAATAGCAACTACTTCCAGTCCTTCTTTCTTACTGCTTAGTTAGCAGTCTTCCTCTGCATCCTCTGCATCCTCTACATCAGGACTATTCAGATAATCCCTCATATAGCCAGCTTTAGCGATTGTATCAGGTGTAACCTCTTCAAAGCTTTCCAAGCACTCCTCAAGAGTTACCATTATATTCTCTTGGTGGCTTTACCCAGCGCCATTCTTACACGATTTCGCCAGCCTCCATTAGTAGAGTGCTCGTAGGCTTCGCGGTAAGTCGTGCCTGCTGGTAAGACTTGCTCCACCTTGTCAATGGTGACGGTAGTCTCTTCATCAAGGTAGACTTCGTCTCCCACTTCACCAAGCATTGTCTCACTGCTGGGTAGTCCACTTACATAGCTGGACTTGCCCGTGCCTCCGCCTTCACCAGACGCTTTGCGTGGCGCATTCTTCATCAGGCGACAGCCAAGACTCTTTTCGGAGCCTTCCACCTCGCCGAAGTCTCTGGCAAACCAGACTCCTTCGGCGCCGTCCAGAATGCCCTCCTTGAGCATATCATTGACCACAGCATTCAGCCTGGTCATGATAGTGACGGTTGTCGTCTTGAGCTGATTGACTAAAGCGTCTTTCTTTACCTTCTCTTCAGCCGCAACGGCTTTGGTATGAAGTCCAGACAGCTTACCCATCAGCTTCAGGTCTTTGGCTTCCCACGCCTTGCCAACAGCCTCCAGTAGCTGGTCAACAGAATACTTGGTGTAGTCAATTACAGCCACGGGTGCTACAGCTTTTGGCGTTACAACAGCCTCTTTCTTTTTATCCGCCATATTCTTTTTACTCCTCACAATGCTGGGAGTCAGCCTGTTGCCACTTGCTAACCCTCCTTCGGGTGATATACTAGGGTGAACCTCTTCACCCCCACCCATTGATACCATCATACCACAGCCACAAAGGTATGTCAACCCCAGTGACGGGCAGTGTCAGTCATTGGCAGTGCCAACCTATTCATATAATCTCGCTCAAGCTCTTCCGTTTGCCCTTTTTCGTTGCCGCCCGGAAATATGGCGCAGTCCAACGGAGCCATTGGATAGCAGGGTTAGCAACTCCATTTTCTGGCGTGACCAGCTTGAGTGCAGCTCTCTTGACCAGAGCTACTGCCACCCTACAGCCTTATTGCTGTGTATTTTTTATTTTGGGTAGGTCTAAGAGGAATTATCTTTTTCTGAAAAACAGACTAGAATCTCAAGAGGCAAATGGATAATCTTGGCTAGCTGGCTAACAGAATACCTAACACAAGCTCCGTGACAAGAGTTTAGAGTCGGACAGACTAGTTCAAGCTCTCTGGCAGTAATACAGTTACTCTGATGGGAACCGCTTCAGTGAGAAGTCTCATGCTCAGGGCAACAGGCTCAGCGTAACCTCCCCATATAGCAAAGAGCCATCCGTCAGTAAATGGGTGGTAAAGTTCAGTCCATTGTAAGTTTGTCAAGAATTCCATTAGTCTCCTTCAAGCAGCGAACAAGTTTTCTGTAGGCTATCGCTTCATCCTCTAAGCGTGCCGGAGTTTCTACTATTTTCATTTTCTCTTCCTCAGTGTCTGCTCTTCTGATTTTAGACGCCGCAGCATGCGCTTCCAGAAGAGTTTCTCTCACTATCGCTTCCACTCCATCAATCAGTAGTTTTATTATTTCCATGATTCTGGCGCACCTCCATACTCTTCAATTTCTACAACTAACTTATCCAGTAACCCAGTCATGTGTAGAATCTTTTCCATTCTCTTCCTTGTCGTCATCTCAATTTCAATTCTCTGCATTACACTTGCCCTCCTCCTCATAATTTTTAGTCTCCCTTCTTTGATGACGTCAGACATAATTCCTGCTTTTCGTCCTCTCCGTTCAGTATAGTGTCTTTGCCCAACTTCTATAACTGCTCTATCAATCCAACAGTGTGGGTCTTTAGCGTGAAAATGCATCATCTTCTTCCACGTTTTGTCGCTATTCCTAAGTTTCATATAGTAGAGACAGACTACTTGAAACTCCCCAGCTTCTATAAATTGCCCGCAGTAGTAGCATTTTACTCGTCTTCTAGTTATCCTTACCCAAACGTTCAAAGTTTATCCCTTCAACCAGCGTTGAGCATTTCTCTGGCTCGTATGAAGGATTAAAGCTATATCTCCAACAGACACTTTATGTTTCCTTAGTTTTTTTGCTAAGTCAACATTCTTTTCTTTTCGTAACTGCGCTTTTGTCTTACTGTGTTCCATAGCAACACAGTAGTCATATGGACAGAAGTTGATGCAGAAGTCTATTCCTTCTTTGCTTTCGGGGTCATATATTCCTTCATCCGCCATCGCTTCGCAGCGTTTCTTATTTATTGTTCTTTCTTCATCCATCCTCAAGTCCTCACATTCGTATGGCTATGCTTCTTCGTCAACTATATGTCCAACACCAACACTCCACTTTTTTGCCAATTCTTTCCATCCCTTCTTTGTCCGCTCAGTTAATCCACAAGTGTAGCACTTGAAGAATAGTCCGTCAAAGTAGACTCTGTTGAGCTCTCCACAGTTAGGACACTTCATCTATCTATCCTGAAACTCCTACTAAGAGCAATGGGTTTATCTACTCCCCTGACTTTTAGCCCAAAATCTTCAGTCATCTTGATGATTTCATTAATAACTTCTGGGATGAAGACATCTTGTCCGTAGCCATGAAACACTGACATCAGTCCATTTAGCTGGAGTCGCAGTTGCCCAGTTGCTTTCTGATATTGCTCATCATCTAGCCAGTGAATGTCGCCGTATTCGGAAGGTTTCTGCATTTGTTATCTCCTTAGTCTCCTCACTATTTGCTCACAGTTCTTCTCATCAATTTCTACACCAACTCCAATCCTGCCATTCTTCTTAGCACTGACCAGTGTTGTTCCACTTCCACAGAATGGGTCAAGCACAATACTACCAGGTAATGTAAGATGATTAATGAAGTAATCTGCCCACGATACATCTTTCTGCCACGGGTGAAGTGGTTTATAGATACCTTCTGTTCCTGTAGGTGTGAACGAGTCCGTCATCATTACTTTAGCAATTCCTTTACCCTTCACATACCACAGATTAGGCATCCCCGTAACTTCAATCCCGAAGCCTTTCATCCTAGCGTGAGTAGTTGGCTGATTCATCCACACGACCCAATTCATTCTTAGCTTATTCCAGAAAAGTGCCGTAACCTCAGGAATTAGATATTGTCCAACTAGCGTAATAAGTGACGCCCCGAATTTCATTAGTCTGGGGGACTCGTCAGCCAACGTCTTATATGCGTAGTAGTAAGTGTCCTTTGTGTATGGAGGGTCAGTCAATACTAGATCAACAAAGTCATTAGGTAACTGTTTCATTATATCTTTACAGTCTCCCAGATAAAGTGTAGTGTCTTTGTCCTCGTAGTATATTTCCATCTCATTATTATTATACCATACATCCTCACCGTAGTCAAGAGCAGTAAAATATAACAAAACATCTATATAGTTATATTATCATTATACATATAATTCATTATATTCTTTGACTGGAGCAGGTAAAGATGATATAATGAATCTAGATAACTAGTAGTGTGGAGTTGTTAGGTGATGTATGATTGAAAGAAGTCCTTTCCACAAAGAAGTAAGTCATGAAGCTTTACAGAAAACTGCGCTTCCTGAAATGGAAACTCCTGAAGAGAGCATTCCTAGAAGTCTTGTTCCTTGGAATCGAGATGACGATAGGTCTCGCTACTTAGGATTACGTTCCAGTGGATTTACAGTTCGTGAAGCTCTTGGTCTGATTGGAAAAGCCAAGAGCACATTATCACTATGGAGACATGACCCAGTTTTTCTTGACCTGGAAAATAACATTCCTGAGTTACGAAAGACTTTAGCTCTTGAGTATGCTAGCCTTGAGTTTCTTCGTAACTATCGTCTCATTCTGGAAAAGGATTTCCGAGTTATCAAGGGTAGTTTAACCAGAAAGACAATTATTGATGATAAGGGAAATTCCCATGTAATTCCACAGGAATCTCAAGACTTCCAGTATCTGCTCAAAGCAAGAGTTCATTATACTCCTCAACAACTACAAGCAATTGAACAACTGTTTAGTAAGGGTAATGGCAAAAGTGAGGAGTTTAACTGGACAGACTTTGTCCTTACAATGAGTAGAACAAAAGAAACAATTAAAGAAGAAGTTAAGATAGGGACAAGACATCGGCAAGAGTCTCAGTTAGCGACACTTGAAGAAGATTTGGAGGATTTACCCAGTGCGGAGAGCAACAGCAAAGAGTAGAGCAGCTTCATCCCGTAATATAAGAAAAGCACAAGTTAGTCGTGTAAGAAGACATGAGCCCAGGCAACTAGGAAGGGTAAGAGCATTGAGACATAGAGGAGGAGTGTAATGTCTCAGTCAGAAATTCAAGCGTTACTTACTGATAGAAGACGACTAATTGAGACTTTGATTCCGATAGAAAACAAAGATAGACAACTTGTGCCTTTTATTCTCAATCCTATACAGTCCGCAATGTTTGATACAGCTACGCCTCGTGATGTCTATGTGAAGCCATCTCAGGTGGGAGGCACTAGTCTTATCATGTGCGACTTCCTTCTTGACTGCCTAATGTTTAAGGGCACTACGTCAGTAATCATCAGCTATGATGAGTTCATTACAGGTAGGCTACTGAGGAAGGCTCAAGCATTCTATGATAATACAGCAATGGTTATTCCGTCATTACCAAAGCTTCATCACAAGTCAGTTAGTGAAAAGACTTTCATCTTCGAGAACAGTCTTGGTGTTAAGCAAGGCGAGAGTAGTTTCTACATAGCTTCCGCTAAAGGATTTGCTATGCCTCGAGGCGAGCCAATTCATAACCTGCTTCTAGATGAGTTAGCGTTTTGGCCAGCTGGTGTTATTACTGACGCTTTTGCCGCTGCCTTAAATAGAGTGCCACTGAGACCAAATACAAAAGTAAGAATCTTGTCGACCCCTAATGGTGAGGACAATGATTTTTATGAAGTCTATATGACAGCAAAAGAAGGACGAGAACTTGGCAAGAGTGTATTCAAGGCGCACTTCTACCCCTGGTTCTTACTACCTGAATACAGTCTGCCAGCAGATAATGAGTTTGTCCTACCAGGAGACTCAGAGTCATTCCTTTCAGATTTTACTCCAGACGAGTTGAAGTTGTTACTTCGCTTCAGAGATTTAGGAATTGACATTCTAGAGGCAAGTAATAAGCTTAGATGGAGACGTTACAAGATCGCTGAGAGCAGTAGTCTTAAGAGAAGTGGTGAAACCAGATTACTCTTTGGTCAGGAGTTTCCAGAGGATGACGTATCTTGCTTCCAGTCTGCTGCCGACGAGTGGTATCCGCATGAAGAAGTTAATAGACTTGCTAAGGATTGCTTTCCTCCTACTTCATTTTATCAGGGAGCAGATGTGTGGGCTCCGCCGGAAAATGGTCAGCAATACTTGATGGCTATAGACCCGGGACTTGGCAAGACTTCAGAGTCAGTTGCTACTGTCTGGCTATTTACAGAGGAAAAGTTTAAGCATTGCGCAACTTTCTCAGGATTATATGCTGGTAAAGAAATGGTAGACAAATGCGTCCCTATCGCTCGTTGGTATAATGACGCTACTATTGCTAATGAAGACTCACTAGATATTACTTCGCACCTAGTGGGTTATCCAAATCTTTATTACAGGACTGACCCTGTAACAGGAATGGTGGGAAAAGATATAGGGTGGCAGACTAACCCATCGACAAAAGTCTTTATGTGTAACGAGTTTAGCAGGTCACTATCTAAGATTGAGACTCATGACATAAGAATTCCTAGTCAATGCAGAAACATCAGAGAAGGCAAGTCTCGTGGTAGAGTCATCCCCGTTTCTGTAGGTGCTGATGACTACCACGACAGTGCAGCACTCGCAATAGTCTGTCGCGGCTCCATACAGATAGAACGAGGCTTTGTCGGGTCGAAAGGGTGGAATGAAGGATGGGGACGAGGCTAGACAGCAATATAGTCTCTTCTCAATCCCTTCTCACCCTTCTCAATCTTTTCCCCAGAAAAGTTAAAATAGAACAATTAGGAGGAGTTAGATGGCGTTAGCAGCTAGCGAGATTGTAGCAAAGTCTGTAGCTCTTAAGCGTTATTGGGGAGTGCGCGACAAGAAGTTTAAAGAGTGGTATGGGCAAATCAGAATGCTAGATACTCTTGCTCAGAGAGACATGGAGTCATTCGTGGGCAATGACCCAAGAGCTGCCTACAATCTTATCTCTTATATTCTGGAGCAGAAGATTCCACATAGATTTCCTCCCGGCATTCTTAGTGCTGAACAAGTTGCTCCTTCTGCTCAGCTTTCCAGCATGTTTGATACAATATGGGAAAACGTAACTGAAGACTACAGAGCTCGTGGCAGAAGATTCTTGAGAGACTTAGTAAGATTTCTCTTAGCCACAGGTTGGTATTCTGTATTTGCCGTTCCATCAGAAGATGGTTCATTCTTTGCTGCGGAAGTTTGGCATCCTATAACAGTCTACCCAACATGGACTGACATCTTATCAGAATGTGCTCATATCTTCAATCCAGGGAAGTCAGCAATTGAAAGCATGTCCGTAAGAAATGGGTGGAATCTTCAGTCTCCTCCTAGTGATAGCACTACTGTTTATGATTACTGGTGGGTGGAGCGTCAGACTGCTACTTTATCGGTTCATAATTCTATCATCATTGGTAATCAACAAGTTAAGCCAGACTTTGTTGAGACTCGTTTTACACGCATTCCAATCTTCATCGCTCCCTGTGGCGGATTACCTGATACTGGAGAGATGGCTGGAGATAACTGGAAAGCAGAGATTGGGCAGAGTTTCATTGCTACTAATGAGAATGTCTTGAAAACATTTAATAAGTGGTGGACTTTTATGATACAGTTGCTGAGAGATACTGCTCAGCCAAGAACATTTGAGAGGACTTCCAGCGCTAAACAGATTGTTCAACCTGAGACTTGGTATCGTAGAGGCGCTCACTACAAGATTGGTCTCCAAGATGAGATTGGCTTCATCAATCCTCCGCCAGTTCCTGTTGAACTCAGAAGCATGCAGTTAGACCTAGAAGCAATGCGAGATAGAGGCGGCCCAAGCAGTTCAATGTTTGGCAGTATCACTAACAGAATGACTGCCTACGCAATGAGTCAAGTTGCCGCCACTACAAATCAGTTAGCTAAGGATTTCCACTTGGGCATCATTGACTGCATCTCAGACATAGATAACTTCTTCTACAATCTCATTAAGGAGAATAACTATAAGCCTTATGAGTTAGATTTACCACAAGGACTTCCTGAAGTTGCTAAGCTCACCGCTGAGTATGAACTGAGAATTCCTGGCGATCTTGTCCAGCGAGCCACTACTGCTCGTATGCTTAATCCAGAATTTGAACTTAGTGATGAGCGTATCATGGAAGAGCTATTCCCTGAGATAAAGAATCCTACGGAGGAACTTGCCAGAATAAGAGCAAGCAAAGCTCGTAAGCATCCCATCTATGCTATGATTAGTTTAGCTGAAGCACTTAAGCAAGAAGCCTTACTACTTCAAAATAGTGGGGATAGAGAAGGCGCCGAGCTTTATACAGCCGCAGCAGAACGTATGGAGCAGGAGATTATTGGTCAACAAGAGCAACAACCTGGACAAGCTACTCAACAAGTTGGAGTTAGGCCAGAAGTTTTACCGCCGTCTGAGCCTAGAGCGCCAAGAGGAGCAGTATAATGCCAGAACCGAAGAATGGTGAACCTACAAAGTTTCCTTCACCTCCTGAGGCTTTTCAGCGTAACTTGGCTGACTGGTCGAAGCAATATCAGTTTTACTCAGGGAAAACGCAAGGAATACAGCAACAAATAACTTTGCTTACCGATGAGATGAATAGACTTATGCCACTTGCTGCCAAGCATGAAGAGCGTGTGGGACACGCAATTTTTACCGGAACTGAAGGTATCTTATTGACAGGTAGTCTTGTTACTCCTGAAATGAAAGCTGCTAAGAAGCGAATAGCAGAACTTGAACCTCAGCTAATTGTAGTTAATAATCAGTTTGTGGAAAACTTTTTCTTTCTTAACTTGTATAGTATTATTCCAGCGCTTATTAATGGAAAAGCTGTTAACTCTGTAGACGAGTCGTTGGCAGCAATCAGCACAGCAAATGTGTCTCCAGAAGTAGTCAAGGCCGCTAGAGAGCAGATTTCTGCCTTGCTTTCTTCTAGAGACAAGGGAACATTGCCATTTGGTCTTCCTGGAATAGACGAAGAGCCTGTTGTGGATTCTGAGATAGAATTGCCTCCACTTCAACCCCCTACCGAAAAGAAGATTGTTCCTCTATCGCTTCATCGTCTAACGATTGACGCTCTAATTAAGAGTTTAACTACTCCAAAGATTCCTGTAACTACAATGACAAAGGAAGAGTATAGTCAATTTCTTGCCGAGAAGAATTACAGTGCAGAAGATATTGACGCTGAGACTGAGATTACTGTTGAAAAGTTAGTAGCTGAGGCGCAGAATCGTAAGAGTATGCTTGACGCTTACGTGACAGAGTCAGCTAGGATGCCTTCACGGACTCTTTCAGATATACTTAAGATGACAATTGTTAATCCTCCTCTTGCCACTCTTGAAGCATTGGGTATCTACTACCAGCATACAAGTCAGCCAGCAAGTGGTTGGCTTTATGGTAGTCCCGACTTATTAGCCCAACAGATGCGTAGCATTATAACTCTAACTGGAGATGAGTCAAAATTTGCTAAAGAAGGAATTCCAGATGTTGCCGCCGCTGTTCAGCAGTATATTAACATGCATCCAGAGGGCGGTAGAATGGCTGACGCTTACGCCTACGCGTGGAATAGATGGAAGGCTCCCGGCCCGCCAGTCCTAGACTTCATTCTCAAGTATATGATTATGGAAGGTGTTGTAGACCCTACAAACTTCTTAGGATGGGGTTACATTACGAAAGGACTGAGAGCGCTCGGCCCGGCTGGAAGAGTTCTTGCTGTAGGAAATGTAGCGTTAGGAGATGTTCTTGAAGCTCCATTTGATTTTGCTAAGTGGATAGGTAATAGTGTTATTCCTAAGACAATTCGTCAGCAAGCTACTATGTTTTCTCGCAACTCTGAGCAAGTCATTAAAGTAGCTTTCGAGAAGTATCACAACGGTAGTATTCCTCTTTATCAGATGAACTCTAAGCAACTTGAAGAAGCTGGTAAGTTTGCTCTTGCTCATCTTGCTAAGAATCCAACCGCTGACGATGATATGGCGTTAGCTGCCAAGGAATTACTTGTTCATGTCTATGTCAGTAAAAAGGACGTAACTGGATGGATGACTAGACTGAAAAGAATAGGCTCTGAGCCAATGGATGAGAAGCGTATTACTCCACAGACACTCAAGAACTTATCCGACATCTTTGAAAACGTCTTTAATAAGAAAACAACTGCTGTAGAGGAAGCAGGAAGTCTTCTGAAAGTTCTTGGCGTCATGGATGGTTCAGACGATGCTTATAAGCTGGCTGAGAGACTTCTCGTAGACCGTGCTAATTGGATTTTTGATAACGCCTTATCGTTTACTGCCGAAACGAATACAAGGAGAGCTTTATCAGCACTTAGTAATAAGCAGTCTAAGATATATGAAGCTATAGTATCTAATGACGTTCAGAAAGAGGCAATGAAAGCTGGTCGCTTTGCGCTCTTCACATATAACATTGAGCGTAAGTATGTTGGTTCTTGGGCGCACTACATTAACAGATATGTAATTAGGTCAGCAGCCGATACTTATCTGACTTTTGCTGGCTACGGCTTTGGTAATGCTGGTGAAGACTTGTGGAGGTCATTACTTGGTGGAGTTAAGCCTGGTAGAGCAACTATTGATGACATAGACACAGCCTTTATAGGATTGATGAGCGACCCAACACTTCGCGTCAGAGGCTTGTCTGAGATGATTGGGCAACTTCGTGAAGTAGATGAGTTTGCTTGGCATAACTGGATTTTGACTTTCTCTACTTTATGGGCAGGAGTTCCCACTTATCTTGTGTCAGGGGGAAAAGTTACTCCTCGTCAAGTTGGCGAGAAAGCAATGCAGTTCATGGTAGAGATGCCTGGTGCTTTCTCAGCAGATGTCAGAAGAAACTTTGTCTTAGGGAAGTTTGGTCAGATACTTGCCGAGACTGGCGGAGACACCTACAAGGCACTTGCTGATCTTGTTCCTCGTAAGTTACCAAGTGAATTAGACGGTGCGCAGAAATGGGTAAAAAGAAATCTTATCAGAGACTTGGATAACTTAATACTTTCGGGAAAACTTACAAGCGATAACATTGTGGCAATTGAGAGACTGAAAGCTCGTTATACTGTTGACAAGATTGTGGGGGCGGAAATCGATGACATACTTACGAGATACCCTGAGATTTCTCCATCTTCACGCAGTCTTACAAAGAGTGCTTATGCTGACCATTCTTTGATGAAGTCTTCTGAATCTATTGACGCTCATATGAGACTTGTAGATGCTGAAGAAACTGACGATTTCCTTCGTAGTCCTGAGCGAGCCGTAGAAAACTTTGACAACCTCACTACTTATCTTACATCACTAGAGGTTAAAAATCCCAAGGATATGGCAGAGTTAATTACTGCTATTCACAGGATGACAGTTACCTATAGTATGCTCCCCGACCAAGTAACGGCTAGAGCGACAATCAAGAGCAGAGGTCTTCCTATCGATGACAGACGATTACAGTTTGACACTGAGTCAGATAGAATTTATAGTTTCTTAGATAAAGCTGGCGTAGACATGGACAGAGTAGTGGATAGAATTAGTCAGACATCCAAAGGACTTAGATATTCTCCTAGTATTGATTGGAATACTGTATCATTTGTTGGCATTCCTGATTTGGCGTTAAGAGCAAATCTTCGTTCTATTGCGGATAAACTTCCGCTTGAAATAAAAAGTAATGTGCGTAGTATAGAAATCTCAGCAGAAAAAATTAAACGCCTTACTCCGGGGTCAGGCGCTCATTTTAACCCAAACAACGGTTCTATTGTTATAAGAGACGTTAAGATTGCTTCTGACCCTGTTACTTTAGAACACGAACTTGCTCATAGTTGGGTCTATAACAAGATAACTAATGAGGGCGACACGTTTCTTGCCGAATTTGCTGATAGTATTCTTGACTTAAAGAGTGCTAAAGCAATCTCAGCGAGGCGTGTAGATAACCCGAACGTAAGTTACAACGAATTTAAAGGTGTCCACGAGGATTTTTCTGTTCTCTTTTCTTCTTACATTGAAACGCCAGAGAAGCTTACTAAAAGAGAACTTGCTTATTTTGAGAAAGTTCTCCCTAAGACTCTTCCTAGTGTTAAGGTGCCAGTTACTCAGCAAGCCGCTACTCAACGGTATCTGGATTTGGTTACTTCTGCTCATAAAGTGGTCAGAGACGCAAAAGCGCAAGATATTGTTTTTAGACAGTCATTCTTTGCTGACGCTACTCAAAGAGACTTAAGAGACAATTCTTTTTGGAATAGATTCTACGCTAGTGAAATGTCTTATTGGAAGAATGTAAACAAGCAGATTGCTGTTATCAATAGTCAGCTTCATCAAGCTATCGAGGATATAACAACAGCTTCTGGAAGAAGACGTCCAGCTCGTCCTGCTATCAAAGTTGTTGGCAGACCTCTTGCTCCTGCTGATGTTGCTAAGCTTGTTGGAACTAGAGGAGACGACCTCAGCAGAATGCTTCTAGATACGCTCATTCCAGAAGGCGACAAGGATTACTTTGTAGAATATGTCAGCGGCTTGGTTAGACAAGGCTACGATGAGGGCTTTGATAAGGCTTCCATTGGTGCTATATACGACCAGATAGCTGCCAGTATCCAAGTTGACCCTAACAGCGCGTCCTGGTTTAGAATTAGACAGAAACAGGTAGAGTCAATGGGTCAGGACTTACATGACCTCTACAACGCTAAGCTACTCCCAAAAGAGCAGAAAGAAGCGATAGACAAACTAATTGATGAGACAGCAAAGAAAGCAGATGTAATTTTAGGTAGCGGAATTTTTAATAAAGAAGAGTGGGATAAGACTCGTCAGTCTGCTCTTGACGAGTCTCTTAAGTGGTTCTATAAGGAATATGTTGACTACTCTCACGCTAACGGATTGGATGCTATCATGACTCAGCTGTATCCTTTTTGGCGTTACGAAAGTCAACGTTGGCTCTGGTTACCTCGCTCATTTATTCGTCATCCTGGCACTTTAACTACTTGGGGAAGGTGGGAAGATAATACTGATTATGGCTATATTCACATTCCTGGCACTAGTATAGATATCAATCCAGCAAGAGGCACTGTTTACGGCCCGTGGAGTTCAAGATTGCTCAGGAGAGACTATCCTGAATACTATGACGAACTTGAGGGTATGGGAGGTCTTGTAGGATTCTTTGATTTTGTCAGTCGTTACGGCTTCTACCCTAATGTTATCTTTGGAGCGCTTCAAGCTCAGTATGGAGGCTCTACAGGACAACTTGGCGGCATACTTCCATCAATAGCTTCCACTCCGCTCAACGCTATGATAGCAGCGTTTCCAGATAACAAGCTTGTAGAGTTCATCTCTGAGCGAGTCTTTCCTGAGCAGTTTAGACAATACTTGACTGCTCGTGGTGTAGATGACTTAGGTGGCGATGGTTCGTTGCTTTATGCTAAGAGAAAAGCTGGGCAAGCAATTACTCTAGAAGAGGAAGCAATGTGGGCACAGGCTAGAAGGTCAACAGCACTTCATAGTGCTCTCTTTGAACAATTAGGATTTGCTCGTATGAAGAGCGACGAGTCTTACGCATTAGCTCAAGCGTCTACCGCATTTATTGAAGAACAATGGGGCTACACAGCAGACCAGCAACGTCAACTTAGACTTAGGGATGAGAAGATATGGGATTTGATTGGAGGACTTGACCCTTGGGAAACTGCTATGTTACAGGAATTAGAGTTCTTCAAGTATAGTGGTAGTGCCAATCCTCTTCTGCCATCCTACAAGCAAGCGATACTTAACAATATAGAACTTGATTGGGCAGATGTAATGAGCTACTCAGAAGCACAGGTAGTTGAGACTCAGTTACTTCAACAGGACTTTCTAGTCGGTTCCGAACGAGGTAGACTTGCTCCAGATGATTTCTTACATCGTGTCAGAGACCTATACAGAAAGCGTCGTGAGTATATTGACGAAAAGACAAAAGCCAATCCTCTCATGTTACTAGAGAATAGAACTGACTTCTACGCAAAATATAAAGACCCAATGCCTGTCCAGTCTCCTTACAACGAGCTCATGGATTTATACTTTAGCATAGAACTAGAGGATGCTGTTGACCCAGGCACTGGTGAGAGAACATTTGATTGGGATAAGTATTGGGCTAACAAGGGAATGATTGAAGATGCCATTCCAGAAGCAGACAAAGGTAAGTGGGATGCTTTCTTGTCTCGCCATACAATCCCGATAATGCAGGTATGGCAAGATGTCTATAATACATACTTCAAGAAGTATTATGGCTTGTGGGATAGAATACTGAGCGCTTACTCAGATACAGAACAGCAACTTATCAATGAATACTTGTTCCTAGAAAAGACTGGTCAGCAACTAGATAGACAAGCAATTATTAAAGATACTGTATCTGAGAAAGATGGTAAGCAACTTATCAGCAGTTTTCGCTCTCTTGTGTCCGACGAGCGAGAAGCGCTTCGCTACGCTAACCCTCATCTTGACGCTTGGCTCTTTTACTGGGGAAGAGTAAAGTCATTCAAGACTGCGAAAGCCGAAGAGACTTACAAACGACTTGCTAAGCAAACAGGAAGGAGGATTGATTAATGAATAAATATATTTAATCATCTGTATAATGATAATATGATTATACATATAATTCATTATATATATTGAAGAGAGTCTGTAAGTAGTGTATAATAGATTTAGAAGATGGAGGTAAAGATAAATGACTGATGAGTTGACCTACTCATTAGACAGTAAGGATGGCACTGTAATAGCGAAAGACAACAAGGGTGTTGAAGTTCGCTATGTTAAGGAGTCTGATTTACTGGCAATTAAGGGGAGCAAAGAGAGCGCTATTAAGGATGCTGAAACTGCTAAGACTCAGGCAATTGCTGACGCAACCAGCAAAGTTGAAGCAGAGCATCAGAAAGTTCTCCAAGCTGAGGCTAGAGTATCTAGTCTGGAAGAACAGATTAAGCAGGGTGGAGGAAGTGCTGCAGAGCTGGTAAAGGCAAAAGCAGACCTTGAGGCTACCAAGAAAAGTAGTGAGATGCTGGGCAACAAGCACCTGGAATTAAGGAGAAGTGTCATTGTAGCAACCTACGGCATTCCAATTACTACAGTAGCCACGAAAGATTTGGCTGCTCTTGACCTATACGAGGAAGCATTGAAGGCTGTCATTGGGGATAAGAAATTAGGAAAATTTGCTATAGGTGGCGGAGGTGGAGCAAGTGCTCTTCAAGGTAAATCCCCAATTGAATTGGCTAGAGACGGCTACGCGTCCAGTAATAAGTAATAAGGAGGAGTAACACAATGCCTTGGACATTAGCAGAACTCAGCAAGATAGAAACAGACCCACTGCGTAAGTCTGTCATTGATGGACTGATACTAGAGTCTAACTTGCTTGAGCTATTACCTTGGGAAACAATCGGTAAACTTGCCACAACTGTAGTCCGCTACAAGGACTTACCATCCTTTGGCTACAGAAAGATAAATGAGGGCTTCGTTGAGTCTATTGGGCACTTTGAGCAGAAGGTGGAGACTATCAGTCTTGGTGGTCTTGACATCGATACTGACAAAGCAATTGCCCGTGCTAGTAACACTATCGCTGACGCCAGAGCAATTCAGCAGACAATGGCTTTGAAGTCAGCTGCTTACCAGTTTAACTGGAAGTTCGTCGCTGGTAATCCTAACTCAGACCCAGAAGAGTTTAAGGGAATAAGACTTCGTGTAGATAACATCTATGATGAAGGCTTTACTGACCAGAAGTTTGCCTGTAATGATGTTGATACAGGCATTCTGAACAGCTCAGCTACTATCCACGCTTTCTTGAATGACCTGGACAAGCTGCTCTACGCCATTGATGGGCACAACCCAGATTTCCTGCTCATGAACAAGAAGATGTTGCTGGCACTCAGAGCGGCTCTGAGACAAGAGAAACTGCTGAACAATTCTCAGGATATGTTCGGCAGGGTCATCGACATGTATGGCGGCACCAGACTGATTGATATTGGAGTCAGAGCTGACCAGACAACTGAGATAATCCTGAACACTGAGACAGCTGCTGGAGCGGCTTCTGGAGGAACTGAATGCACCAGTATCTATGCTGTGAAGTTTGGCATAGGTGATAAGCTGTGGGGCATTCAGGAGTATCCAATGGAAATTACTGACTTAGGAGAGCTTCAGACAGCTCCAGTTTACCGCACTAGAGTAGACTGGCCTCATGGACTTGCCGGAGTAACTCCTCGCAGTATGGCTCGTATGTATGGCATAGTGCCAGACAACTCAGCCTAGTAGTAAGTAACGAATGAAGGAGAAAGAAAATGCCATACGATGCTAACTTAGTTCTTAGAGGACACTACGCTGGAGCCTATGTAGACCTGGATGAGAATGACGCTGTCGCCACTTCCCCTACTGTTAACAGTGATGGAAATGGAGTGGTGGACTTAGGTGTAGCTGGGTCAGGAGCACTTGGGCTTGACTGTATAGTCCTGCTACACGATGACCCTACTACATACCTGGATACCTGCGACATAATCATTCAAGACTCCGACCACTTAACTGATGGTTGGCAGAATCTACTATCATTCCCTCGTCTTTACTGTTATATGAGGGAAGTGCTTGTTACCGACGCTGCCACAGCTTTCTTGGGGACTGACATAGGACTAGTTCTGACAGCAACCGCAAATGGCGCTGTAGGAAACATAAGAGAAATCAGCAGGAACTTGTTGGTAAAGAACGCTGCTGGTAAAATCTTTGTTGAGATGACAGGAGCTGGAGACACCTACGCAACTGTTGGCGATACATTGACAGCTACAGCAGGAACAGGTGTCGGGATACAAGGAGCTGCCGCCAGAAGAATCCAGACTATGGTAACACTTGTCCGCAGGTTTTCAACTCCTAAGCGCTATATCAGGTGTAGCATTACAGTATCCGCTGGCGGAAACTTTGGAGACGTGGACATACTGGTAACTGGTTCCCAACACAGCCACGTTAATAATCTTTATCATTAAGGAGGAAGGAAAATGCCTTTTGACGCGAACTTAGTTTTTCATGACGGCACAGAAATTACCGCTGACGTCACTCCAACCTCAGTAACCAGGACAAGTGGTAGTGCTGTGCTGAGTATCCCTGGCGGAACACCAGCAAAGGGTTTAGCTGCAGTGCTGATAGTAGGTGCTGACCTTGCTGAAGCTGGTGATACGCTCCTTGTAACTATTGAGGAGTGCGCTACAGTTAATGGCACTTATGTAGAAGTTGCCAGATTCCCTCTACTCACTAAGGGAACGGGCATGCCAGGAAGTTACGTCAGACGCTTTGACTCTAATAAGGAGTTCATCAGAGCCAAGATTGATATAACTGATAGTGACGCTGGAAGCGACTTCTCAGCAACGCTTGTTCACATCCTGTTAGCTTACCACCCATTCATTTTACTGTAGGAGACGAAGATGGTTAATACAGTTTATGGTTTTGAAGCTGGATACATCGTTACTACAGATGAACGTGGAAACAGGACTAGACATGCTATAGCTGACATCTTAAGAGCAGCTGACATCCCAGCACTAACCTATACTCAGGTTTCTGCAATCAAGATACTGGCAAACCTTATCGTTGTCCTCATAAGAACTCTAATAGACAAGGAAGTGTTGAACGAGTCTTTCCTTGAGGATGATGACTTTGACCTGGATGCTATCATCGCAGTAATTGAGAACATTGGAGGCTCCTACCATGAGCCTGATATTCTAGGATAGTTCGCTTGCCCGGTCGATTAGGAGAGCGACAAGGATAGTCTGATTGGGATTAAGTTCTGAGTTAGCTATCCTAGGGCAATAAAAAGTAATACTAATAAGGAGGAAACAGTGCAGACTCTAATTCGTGGTCTTCTAAGAGGAACAACCACAGAAAAAACCTTCGGGGCTGCAGCACTTGGTGGAATTCATAATGCTCCTAACGCCAGCCGCTTTGAGGAAGCAGTGGACAGAGGCAACGTCTTTGTTGTGGCTAACCAGTCTACTGTTACTACTCAGGCTGGGCTGTCCGCAACCACTCCTGCACTTACTATTGCTAACCGTGTTGGCAGTGGTAAGATTGTGAAGCTGTGGTTCGTGGCCTGCACCAGTCTAGTTGCTGCAGGCGCTGGTGCTGCCATCTATGGTTGTCTTGGCGGATACTCAGCTACAGCGGTAGTTGAGACCACTGCTGCTACAGTCAGGAATGCTAAGAACGGCGACGCAACCGCTCCCACTGGTATAGCCTGTCTAGCAGTAGCGACTCTACCAGCAGCTCCAGTAGCTGTTCATCATCTTGGTGCTCAGACGACTGCCGCTATCACCACCAGTCCTGTTGGCGCTCACTACGAGCGTTGGCTTGACGGCTCCCTGTGGATACCTGCAGGGTATAACTACTCTATCCAGACTTCCACAGCTTCCACCCTGTTCTGCGAATACATCTTTGAAGTTCAGGATGCCTAGTCGCAGAACAACTTGACCAGAGTAACTTGGGAGTAGGATGAAGTAGCAACCTTATCCTACTCCCTCAATATAAGGAGGAAAGAGTAAATGCCAAATCCAGAAATGATGAAGATAAGTAAAAGTAGCGGGGATGCGCAAAAGAAAGCTGCCATCTCTTCTTGTATCGCTACAGAAGTTAAGAATGGTCATCCGCAAGAACAAGCAGTAGCTATGTGTATGGAAATGATGCGGAAGCAGACTGGTGAGCCACAACCTGCTCCTCCTGAGTCTACTTCACCTGGAGGTGCTTAATGACGTATCAAAGAGACCCTCTGACTAATCCAAATGTAGGAGTTCGCTCCTTTAAAGAAGATGTTGATGTCCAGAACTTTGCTTCTGTCATCGCAGCTATCGAGACTGCTACACATAATCTCCAGGAAGCTGTTGAAGAGTTGAAGAAAATCAGAACAGGGACTGGATTAATTCTTGGTCAGGAAATAGAGGAGGCTAAGTAAAGATGAGCCTAGAAGATATTGAACGAGCAATAGTAAACCTTAGTGAACAGACTGACAGACTCTCCCTACGACAAGAGTTTATCTTTAAGCCATTCGGCAAAGGTATATTGACGACAGATGGCGTCCAGTATTCCACAGAAATTACTACATCCACGGATGTCTACGAAGTCGTTGAGACAATAACTCTTAAACAGCCTAACTTAACCATTTGGGAACTGTATGAACTAGAGTTTGGGCTGACGATGAGAATTAAGTCTAGTGGAGCTGCTGAGTCAGTCTTGTGGAAGTTTCAAGGCTCAGATAACAATACAGGTTGGGAAGATCTTATTGCTGAGCAAACAAGAGCAGCTAGCGCTGCTGCTTATGCTGACATATCAGCGCTTGGTAGATGGGCGCCTACAGGTCTTCTCAAAGGGCTTCAAAAGAACATTTATGTCAGAGGTGTAGTCAAGTCTGGCGCAGCTGCCGGAGAAACAGCCTCAGCAGGAATGAAGAGTTCCAGTTACGTCATTGTCAAGTATATGAAGAAGATATAGGAGAGCAACGCACGACAATGCAGACACTTCTTGAAAGAGACCAGCAACTCAATCAGCTCGGTGAGTTTGGGCTAGACCCAAGCTTAGTGCTTTATCTTCCTTTATGGAAGAAAGATGGCTCCAGCTTTATGTCTGATGACGCTTATGGGCATCTGGCTACGGTTACTGGTGCTACCTGGGGAAGCCAGGGCAGGACTTTCGATGGAGTCGATGACCTGATAGAAGCTAACACTGTAACCACTGGCGGCTTGTTCGGTGGCGCTCATACTCATATAGCGTGGGCTAAATTAACAGCTTGGGCTAACAACCGAAACATCTTTAATGCTGGGAAGACATCAGCAACTAACTGGTTTTCTGGTATTGACTTTCTGGCTGCCGACAAATTGTTTTATGCCAGAACTAGGACAGAATTAGGCACTGCAAACAATGTAGGGTCGCTTCTAAGCTACAATAATGACAGCGCATTCCACTTCTTTGCTATGACAGTTGATGCGGATGGGAAGATAACTGATTTTAGTATTGATGGAGTAAGCCAGGGAAGTGCGACAACGAATACGCACGACCTATCATCTATTGACAAGTATTACATTGGACAGTTGCCCTGGACTTCAGCTAATATCAATCCGTGGAAAGGGACTATCGGTGAGGTTTGGATTTATAACCGAGCCTTATCAGCGACCGAGACTGAGAAAAATCGTTCAGCCACAAGCTGGAGATATGTATAAAGAGGAGGTAATAGATGCCATACTTAAGAATACGGCAAGATACAGCAATACCCCTGACCAGTGATTTACCTGATAATGCTACACCATCACAGATTAAGGCAGCCTTACCGCAGGAGCTTCAAGACATCATTGTGGACTATTATCTGAAAATCAAAAAGTGGAAGTCCTACGCCGTCAAGATAAACGCTGGGCAAGTCAATGAGGAAGTAAGTATTACGGCAACTTATGAAATCTGTCGGCACGACATAGGAAAGCAATGCAGTCCTCAGAAAGAGATATAGTTAGAAGGAGATACAGAATGTCCCCTAATGGCGATGAATTACTTGATGACTTGAAACTGGAAAAAGTGATAAAGAACTGGACAGAGCCTGAGAAGTTTCTAGCTAGAACTATAATGGACGTAAAGAGAACCTGTAATGAGCGCCAGTTCTGTTCTCCCTCAATTCAATTATCAAAGAAGCAAATAGCTTTAGGAACAGGCACTATAGGAATAATTAGCACAATTGTATCACTTATCTTTGAGTTATTATCAAAGTAGTCAAGCAAGTTGAGGCAACGATGGTAAGAACACTTAGTCCAGCATTACTCGCAGCGCAACAAGTGACATCCAGAACGTCAGCAGTTCGTGTTCTAATAAATGGTGTAGACTACTCCAGTCGTGTTCTCTTTATTGAGCATCACGAAGAGCCATACAGAGACTATGCTTCCATCTTACTACAGAACAATGACAGAGGACTTGATAAGGTTTCTACGTTAGCCACTAACTTGCTTGGCTACAGATTCAGAATTGCTTACGGATACTTCACAGGTAGAATTGTTGCTGAACCCAACGGGGATGGCAGTGGTAATGAATATGTAGAGACAGCTGACTTGTGGGTAAAAGCTCAGAAGATGATTTCTAGCGAAGGACAACTTGAGTGTGAGTTGTATTGCGAGGGACAATGGATGTATCTAAGAGAGCAATTACTCACTGTCCAAGCTGACCAAGTAGTAATTGCTAACCCCACGAATAAAGAAGATGAAGGTTTCTTAGGTGATACCTTCAATGGGACTAAGACAGTCTATCAGCTGATACAGTCAGTGATTGTGAACGCTATGGGGTGGACACTTAATGCTTTTCCAGGGGCGCAAGATTATATCATAAATAGTTTCTACCCTGTCTACACACTTAGACCAATGGCAAGTGCTGCTGCCGTGCTTGCTGATGATGAAATGTCCTTAATAAAGATGACTAAATGTTACTTGCGAGCAAAGGCTAATCGGATTTGGGAAATTGTCTATCCTCAATCTAGCGACCCTGTTGACAGAACATTCTACTCAGACCAAGCGCCTTACTTCTATGAGTTTGCCGAGACGATAAACTTGATTACTCCTAACAGAGTTATAGTTATTGCTAACGACCCTAACGATAAGTATCGCACTTTAGGGGCATGGCCTCAGCCTATAATGATAGGTGATACAGGTGCTTACAACGCTACTCATCCTGGGCAACCAGATGGCGGACATTATGATGAAGTGTTAGAAGCAGAACTTGCCCCAACAATTACTATTCAAGAAGATGCTGACAACAGAGCTGAAGCAAGACTTGTTCGGAAAAAATCTGAGTCAAGAGCAGGTTACCTGATAACGTCACATGACTGCAGTATTGAACTTTATGACAAGGTGGAAGTAGAAGACCAGAGAGGGCATTAGGAGAGAACTGTGGCAATCGAGGACTTTACCACTTATACTGAGCTTGACCCAAATGGGCACTTGGCAAAAAGCGCAAGCCGAGTCACTTTTGCTTCATTGAACGGTGATGAGATTGCTTATGTCTATAAGGACAAAGGCGTCGCTTACTTTACAGGGACTTTCACTTGCGACTTTACCTTAGTAATAACGCAACAATCAGCAGCGCCTTTGGGAGCTGTCATTGCTTTAACTAACGAAATAGGCGACTATCAGGCACTGATTACAGGTGGCGATAGTAACGCTTTCCTAGTTCAGTTAGCAACTGCAGGCGCAATTGGTAAGCTACAATTACAAGAAATACAAGGTGGCAATCCTATAGACTCTCCTGGCGCGTATACCTACGTCGCTGGCACTACTTATTATCTTAGGCTCAGAAGAGTTATGAGTGACGGAGCCTTCGGAACGCTTTACCTCTACATTTACAGCGATGCGGCTATGACAAACCTGCTCTCTACTCAATCCGTTGCTCAAAATGCTACTAGTCAATTAACTTACAGGTATATTTATGCGGTCATGAGTCGTGACGCTAATCTCCCGACTTACACAATAAGCGGCTATGTAGAAAACTTAACAATTGTTCCTTCATCCGCACCTGTTGTAACTACACAAGCAGCCTCTTCTATAGCGAGCACTACCGCTACAGGACATGGAAATGTGGTTGAACTAGGGTCTCCAGCAGCGACTCAACATGGGCATATCTGGAGAGCTGGGGCAATTCCAACTATTTCAATCTACGATGGTATAACACAGAAAGGAGCACCAGCGTCAGTCGGTGCTTTCACGTCCAGTATGACTGGAATGACCCCCGCTACTCTTTATTACTATCGCTCATATATCACAAGTAGTTCTGGCACTTATTATGGAAGCTCCAGGACTTTCACAACTTTGGCAACTGTTCCGACTGTTGAAACAGACCCAGTAACTAACATTACTACTGTAGCGGCTTTAGGACATGGTAAGATTGTAAGTAATGGTGGTAGCGCAGTTACTGAACATGGAGTGTGCTGGGGAACATCAGCAGACCCGACCATTGCTGGGAGTCATACTGAGGATGGGCCGACTGATGTTCTTGGAGGATTCTTCTCCTCCTTAACTGGGCTCAGTGCTGGAACAGTCTACTATGTAAGAGCCTATGCCACGAACAGTAATGGAACAGGCTACGGTGGCAATAGGTCATTTACTACTTACAGCATTGGACTTCCCATCGTAACTACAGAAGCAGTGTCATCTATTGAAGATACTAACGCTGTAGGAAATGGCACGATAGAAAGTGATGGAGGAAGCAGTATTACAGCACACGGTGTATGCTGGTCAACTGAAGAGAATCCTGACTTAACAGACATTTTTACTGATAAGGGAACTGGAGAAGTTGGAGCATTTACTTCCGCCATGACAGGATTGACAGAGAATACTCAGTATTTTGTTAAAGCCTACGCTATAAATGGTAGTGGAGAAGCCTTCGGGGAGCAAGTAACTTTTTGGGCAAACAAAGGCACAGTTTTTCCAATTGAGCCAATTACCAGAGTTACTACAATCATCCACCGTTACGATAAGCGAGCAGGCGTCTATCAACTAGAGATGTCGCTTGGAGATATTTCTTCAGCAGTTAATTTATCTTACTCGTTGACAGCAGGAAGAGCAACAGCCGCAAAGAAGCAGGAACAAGATGTTTTGTCAGTTATAGATGTAATTGTTGAAGAGAAGATGAATACAATTCAGAGAGAAATTGAAAGAAAGAAACGAATAACTGATTTAATCAAGAAGATTTCCGAACGCTAACTGAGGCGATAATGAAGAGGTTACAAGATTATGCTGAGTTTGAACAGAGAACGCCTCGTTACAAGCCAATTACTAGTCTTGAAACTGGCAGCTCTCTTACCGCTACTAAGTATGTTAAGTTGGAGGACTTCTTAGCGATGCAGCAAACACTACAGGACAAGATAAATGAACAGACAAGTCTACTGGAGCATATACTGAAGGCGTTAAAGCTTCTAGTTATTGTAAAAGCTGAAGTAGATCCAGACGAGGAGGACGTAGACTAGTGAAAAGATACACGATGCAGTTAATCTTTGGGCTTCCCATATTAGCATTTGCTATTAGTGCTATGGTATGGACGGATATAGATAGAGCATTTCTTGGTGGAATTATAGGAGGTTTCATTACTTATTTCTTTAGAAAGACGCCTCCAAAGGAATAACTATTTTCATAAAGGGGGGGAGAGTTGAGAAGACTCAGAAAGGAGTAGATAGATGACAAAGACAATTGCTCATTACCTTAGCGACCTCAGACTAGACTTGAAAGATTCAGGAGCACTTTGGAGTGACCCTGAACTGACTAGATGCGTGGAAAAGGCTGTAGCTGATTACAGTCGTTTTGTTCCTCGTGAGCTGAGTAAAGAAATAACTGTTGACGCTAAAGTAGAAGATGAATCATTTACTACTCCAACTGTTGAGGATACAGATTACTTTGTTACTACTTGGGACATCTCAGCAGTGAATGATGGCGGCACAGCAACAATGGCTAAGATAAAGCCTGATGTCCCTCGCCCTGTTCAGATAACAATCACTGATGCTAATACCAGTATTACTCAACTTGTCATCATCGTGAAGGGCTATGATGCTGACAACAAGTATATCGAAGAGTTCTTCTACTTAGAGGGGGGACTTGTTCAGACAGGACAACACTACTTTTCCTTAGTGACTGAAGTTGAGATTGACGAGATAACAGGCAGAGGAGCTGCCGATACTGTGATAGTAGGCACAAGCAGTATAAATGGTATCTATGTTCAGCTTGCCAATAAGCCAATCAAGTCAGGGTCAGAATCTATTACAGGAAGTGTGCTGGACACTGACTATGAAATGGATTACGCTGGTGGAAGAATAGCAGTAAAGGCAAGCGGTAACTTAGTAGCAAATACAGTCTACACGATAGACTATATTAGAAGCAGACTTGACATTGACCTCTCTACAATCATTGACGACCTTATTAGAGTTGATAGGGTGGAATATCCAGTAGGACAAGTTCCCCAGAAATTCTCAGACATGGAAGTTTGGGGAACTGTCCTGACGCTGACTGGGGGTCACGAATCTCAGAAAGAAGTTACTGACGCTGAGCATCTTGTTATCAAGTATCTCGCTGCTCACAGTGCTCCGAATGCTCAGTCTCCGGGCTCCTTTCCTAGTTATCTAGATACAACAATTCAGTTAGCCGCTTCAGCTTACGCCCTGTTTATCTACGCACTAAAACAAGAACATCAAGTGGCGACTGACTTAGCAAGTAGCAGAACTGCTCTTGGTAATTTAGCGACTGCGCATACTCTGGTAACGGCAGCGCTTGCTAAAGTAATTGTCTACTTGACTAACAATGCTGGGGAAGACGCTAAGTCTTGGTTGACTAAGATTACAACAGATATTGCTAGTTTAAGGACTGCTATTGTAACAGCGCTAGATGCCACTAATACTACACTTGATAGCGAAAGCTTTACAGCTGTCGTTACACATCTAGGAGAGGCTGATACTGCACTAGCAAAGATAACCACACACTTGACTACTGGAGCGACCAGTAGTAGTGGTATGCTTACTCAGATAACTACAGATATCGCTTCTCTCAGAACAGCAATAACTACAGCACTGGCTGCTGTTGCTACAAATCTTGGATTAGTATTTACATCCTCACTAGATAAGGCTGCGACAGGAGCAGAAGCACTTCTTGACACAGGCGACGACTTCATCGACGCTGTAAATGATGGTTCAAGAGTCGCTGAGAACTATAGAGAATTTTCACAAGCCCGAGCAGACATAGCTAATGCCAGACTTCAGACATCAGCAGTCTACGTTCAGGAAGCTCAATCCAGACTAAATAATTTAATAAGTTACATTTCTCAAGCTTCTGGCTGGACAGAGATTGCCAGAGGGTTCGCAGAGGAAGCAGCGCAAAGAATCTCAGAAACTAACATAATCATATCGCAAGCGCAAGCAGTATCTATTCAAGCTAGTGGTTATATTCAGGAAGCCGTTGCTCGTCTAGACAATCTAAGAACTTACATTGAGCAGGCGAGAGGCTGGATAGAAATTGCTAGAGGCTTTGTAGAAGAGGCTGGTGGTCATATAGCTAACATGGACAGATACATAGCTGAGTCTGTTGAGTATCAAAAAGCTGCGGAAAGTGAGATGGGACTTGCTGACAGGTTCAGGCAGGAAGGAATTGAAAGAAGAAATGAAGCCTGGGCAATCTGGGCTAGTCCTCATCAGATAGCCCCAACTTACGCACTTGGACAAAGAAGTCAACAAAGTAGCTAGAAGGTTAGCTGGCTCAGGGATGAGTCAGTATCGGAGCTTCTGCTGACTAGTTGCCAGTTAGTGGAGGCTCTGATTGCTTACTAACTCATTCATTATTACTGTTATTTCTGGCATTCTGAGCAATCTTCACAGCACTCAATCCCGCCAGCTAATGGGCAGTCGTTTCTTCTTTGCTTTTGAAGGAACTCTGTGTAAGTTTCACATTCCTGCCCTCCGTCAAGCAAGCACCACTTGTCCACTAAGTCGCACATATCTGCTCCCTCTATGTATTCGTCAGACTCAGCACAGTAACCACTAGTGTTGCGAGCGTTTGGGCATCTAGGATTGCTTGGGTAGATTTCACTTGTTGTAGTTGTCATTTCTTTTACTCCTATTCACATCCATCCGTTTCTTTTGCCGGACTCCCACATAGCCTTACACACAGCGGCAACTTGAATTAATTCCGTCTGCATCTCTGTCATTCTTGAATAGAGACTTCTATTTAGAATTTCTGTTGAAAGTTCTCCAAGTTCTTCCGTAAGAATAGCTAACCAAATCGCTGGATGATGATTTTGCTCTCCCCACTTTTCATCTTGTCTCACTCTTTCATCATTGATTAATTCTTCAAAGATTTTCATTTTTCTCCTTTATTAACTGTCGTCATTTGCTATCTTTTCCGTGCTTATAGCCATGTATAAAAGCGTCAGTAAATAACTTTCTCTCCATTTCTCTCTGTTTATCAAGAACATTATGAAGCCATGCCCAATGCTCTTGCGCAAGCTCTAATGAAGTTTTAAGTTTCTTTGTCATTTCCAATCCTCCTTTAACTTTTAAGAATGAGAAACATAAGAAAGGACTTTGAAAAGTAGAAGCAGAAACATTACCCACAAGACTCCCTGTAGTATCCACAGCCCTAGCATTTGCCAACAGTTTAAGCTTTCTCCCCATTCGTCAAGATTAAGTCTTTTGTTCATTTCCACCTCTCTGAGCGTTCTACATTAACTGGAATTGGGACTGGAGCAAGTGTTTCTAACTTCTCTACTGGGAAGATTACGTCTCCGTCTGCTGTGATACTGTCGTGGACTGTTACAGCAAGAGGAAGCTTATGGTCGCTACAGATAACGAGCGCTCTCTTGATAACCTCACCGTCTGACCCGAGGATAGGGTAATTTGCTCCCTTCCTTTCCATCGCCTTAATGTCAAGTTTAATCTTTTTTCTTGTGGGGTCAAAAATAGACTTACCCCGTTCGTAAATCCATTCTTCAGGAATGGCAATTTGCCTACCGAAAAGTGTAGGAAGACTCTTACCATTTTTGATACCATACCGCTTCGCTTCGTTTAGCCACTCGGCAGCATCTGGATAAGCTTCAAACCAGTCATCAATCAGTTCACTACACCATCTAAGATTCTTGGTCTTAAGCTGCTTGGCAAGCGTATGAGGGTCGCCCCCGTAAGGGATTACATAATTGACTATCTTGGAGATGCTACGTGGCTTATGGATTTTCCCTGCCGTGCTGAGATGAATATCTCCTCCGTCTTTACCATCATAGTAGACCCGCTTCATTTCAGCATCATTACTCATATACATCAAGAAACGAAGATGAAGCTGACTATAATCAAGTGTTGTAAAGGTGCCCGTGTCAGGGATGAAGATATGCCTACAGTCTACTCCTATACGAGAGGACTCTGCAGGAATGTTCTGCATGTTGAAGTCGCTGGACTTAGTGCGTCCTACCTCAGTATCCAGTCCGTAGGATGTATAGATTCTTTCTTGATTTCTGAGCGGGTAAATATACTTAGTGAGAATACTGTTTGCTCTTTTATATCCTAGCACTACAGCAGCAAGAGGGTCATCCAGTAACTCTAAAGTTTCTTCATCAGTCTTTAACTGTTTTCTGGACTTAGTGAATGGGAGGAAGTTTCCTCTCTTGGCAAGAATATAGCCTGTCTGTAGTCCAGAACCAGGGTTGAAGTCAAACTCAGCGCACTTACTCTTATAGAAGTCTCTATCCTCTTCAAGACGCTTCTCCATCGCAAGTCTAGCTGTCTGGTCAATAGCTAGCCCTCTTTGGCTCATGTCAACAAGCACTGGCACGACTTTCATCTCCGTGTCAAGATAGTCAGAGGACAAACTCAATGAAGCTATCTGTGGATGGAGATGGTGGTAGAGCGCTAGCGTTACCATAGCGTCATTAGCGCACTTCTTAGCAACAAGGTCATGTGGAAGTTCCAGCATGGACTTCGCGCCATACTCGGTCAGTAAGTCTCCAGCATCTTGTGCCTCTCTCCCTATTTCTTTAGCCAAGTCAGAAACTCTTGCGTGGGTGCGACCAAGCAGCCTCGCTTCAACAAGGATGTCAGCAATGTTACTCTCGTCAAATGAAAAGTTCTGGAAGATTAAAGGCATTACTCTTATATCAAACATGCAGTTTGCGAATACCTTTTTTATTGCTGGGTTCTGCATGAGAGACACAAGCATTTCAATCTCAAGGTCATACTCAGGATAGCAGTCAAACCACCAAGCTTCAAATGGACTAGTGGCAATGGCAAAGCCAATAGGAAGCTTCTCCTTCAAGCTGATAGTCTCCGTGTCCAAAGAGATAATTTTGGGAGGATTATCTACCAGTTGCTGGTAGATAAGTTGCTTTGAAACTTGCCCGCCACCAAAATGTAGAACGGTCATACTAGCACCGGCTTGTTGGGAGTTCCTGGCTCTTCAGGTCTTCTTTCTGTTCCGCAGTAAAGACAGTGCCATACAGTAGCAGATTCTCCATCAGGCACAGTATCCTCAGCGTGAGGAGTAATTGCTTGGCACTTCTTACACTTGAACGGATGAATCTTCATCTTTACTTACTTCTTCCCCTGGGTTGTTCTTAGCATTTTATGGCATCTAATACAGAAGACGCGTGTCCCAGAGAAGTCCCTGTCCATCATATTGTATAATACCTGAGTTACTTCTTTGTGCTTTCCTAGTAAACATTGTAGTTTTGTGATGATAATCATTAAGGCCTCCTTAGTGTAATTAAGTCCTCTTCGTCTACTGTTTCCAGTCCATGAGCTCGGTTTATTCCAGCATAGCCACCACCTCTAGCGAACCACTTATTTCTTTCGGCCAACTCAAATCCAATCCTAATACAGTCTCTTTCCGCTCTATCACTAAGTCCAATTCTTTTTCCTGCTTCCATCCTGTCCTTGATGATGATGGTCATCGTGCCGTCTATAGGTAAGGAGTCGTAGAATTTCTTATAGACTTTCTCCATCTTCTGGAAGTAGATAAAGTCATTCAAGTTACCTATGTTATCAGGATGTTTGGTGTAGAGCGTTGCTGACCCGTAACCTAAGTCAGTTGAGGTCTTATCCATCTTGCCATCAGCGTCTCCTTTCTTTTTCAACAATGAGCTATATGGCGGGCTAAATATCATGTGTTTGAAGAGACCAGGTGGTAATGGAAGTATTCTGTTACAATCCCCTGGTATAAGCATAGCCATTTCATCAACGTTAGGAACAGTTCTACTTATACCCTTGATGTTCTGCTCAATTGTCTTTTGGAAGTGTTCCTCTAGTTCCATAAGAATAACTTTCCTTCCTATTGTGGTGGCGACAAGTAAAGTGCCTGTGCCTCCGAAGGGGTCAAGTATCGTCTCACCTTCTTCACTGACAAGCTCTACCAGAGCTTTTATCATCAGCATGTTAGCTTTCGCAATATGTTCTGTAGGGTCTGTAAAGGGGAAGAGAAGAGCTCTGATGTCTCTATCGCTGGGAAACAGAACTCTATCAGATTCATCTTTAGGATAGTCAGGAGCAAAAGTTTTACTCATTACAAATTTCTCTTGTAATCTTATCCGTCATATTCGCAAAGTGAACAGTCTCTATAAACCACTTATTCACTTCGCAAGAAGGAAGTTCTTGCGAAAGAATCTCCCTAATAATAGATTGGATAAGCTTTTCATCGAGAGACTTTTCGGGCTCTTCAGTTGGCTGCTTGTCGTAGACTCTCATTGTTCAACTCCTCCATACATAAAGAATGCTATAATAAACTCTGTCCTTATCCGATCAGAACTAGATGGAATAATCTTTTCTGGAAGTGCTTTTGGCAGCGACTCCCAAAAACTGGATATTGCGGAGTCAGTAGCTATGTTCATCAGACTATCAGCTTCTGTCCTGAGAAGTATATTATCAGCCACTTTGACGTCAGGATGGTTATAAGCTGCATCATATTTTTCGCAGATAACTTTCTGTATCTTTTCACCTATTCCTCCCATCCTGTAGCGTGTCTTCATTGGGCGATTGAGGTCTCCAGTGTAAGCCTCATGAGCATCGTGAAGTAGACCAGCTAATTTTAACTTTTCTGGTAGTATGTAGGAAACTCTAAGGGAGTGTTCAGCGACTGAGTAGAATTCTCTACAAGCTCCTGTAAATCTACAGATTAGAGAAAGATGATGAGCAATATCTTCTACGCAGATGGAGTCAGGTTTGGTGTCTGTGTAAGAGAAAAGCTTACCTGTATAAGTTTCAATGAAGTCATTTCTCATCTTAGTTATAGTTCCACCCCTAATGCTGTCAACAGTTTTTGAGCAGTCAACTTCCCGACTCCCTCTATTCTCACTAGCTCAGCCACGCTAGCGAATGCCAAGTCATAGATAGACTTATAACCAGCGTTGTAGATGGCTGTCGCTTTCTTCTCCCCTATGTCAATGTGGTAGATGATGCTGAGTGCCATCAGTCCTCTGATGAAAGGATTCTGTTCCCGAATGCTGATACGCTTACCTTCCTCATCTTTTTCCCCTAGAGTAATACGAGGAATGTAGTAGCGATTCAATGTCTTATGCTCAGACTCAGGCTTCTGGCAATTGTGATAAATAGAAGCTATTGCCTTTGCTGTCCCCACATAATTCCAAGTCTGGAAAGTAGAGACTCCTGCTTCCCTTAGTCTATATAACCAAGCGAAGAGTAAGTCGGCGCCAACATCATAAGCATGCTCGCTAAACAGGTAACCATTAGGAGCAACTCTGTATGAGAAGAGTATAGATGACCTACTTCTCATTCTGATACTGACAGACTCTAAACTCTTGTCCTTTCGTGTGACTGGAGTATCTGTAATGACTCCTTCAATTATCATATTGTTGTCGTCAGCTGACTCGTAGTAGCGTCTTATTTCGTCTTCCATTGAGTCTATGTTACTGAGTAATTCTCCTGCCTGAACACGATTGAACTGGACAGTGCCTTGTTCTCCGCCAAAGTAGTAGTCAGCTCTTGACGACTGGTTTAATGGCAAGACAGAAACAGGAGCAGATTGCTCTAATAGATGAACAATCTCCTCAGGCTCAGCGCTGTCAATTAGAATCATTTCTGTCTACCCTTCTCCTCTTACCGTAGACTGTAATTCAAGAAGCCCAGTGTAATCAGGAGTTGGAAGTTCTCGTCCTACCGCCTTCATCCCCATTCCAGCAAGTCCGCATTTCAGACTGACCTTAGCTCTTGGCACAGGCTTGTTGTAGTCTGGATTTCCAACACCTTTCATTATTTCTCGTCTCTTGTCAATCTCAGTGTAGCACCACAGCACGATGTCATCTAGAGTTACTGTATGCTTGAAGCCGTCAGGTTCAACTTCGCCAGTAGCGTATGACTCAAGCCTTTCCCCAATAAGCCTGTTAGCATAGATGTCCTTTGGGTAGTGAGTCATAACTAGATTCTTTCCCATTGAGCGAACAGTATAGATAAGGTCTCTCATGCGATTGTTGGGAAACTCTACTGGCTGGAGTTTCTCCCTGAAGTCTTTGTGGTCAGGCTTGATACCTTGAGAAATCTGTATCTCTTGCTTCTCCTGTAGTAATGAAGAGTGACAGATAGTCCAGAGTTGCGTAGCAGAGTCTAACATAATTGTTTTGACACCAGCGACTCTTCCTACCGTTACAATGTCAGTAACTATTTCCTGCCACAATTCCTTAACGCCAGTTACTTGACGCGGGAAGCGCACAGTTACTCCCGGCTGTTTCTGAATACCAAGTATCTTGTCTAGCTGAATAGGGGCAAGATATGACTTGGAGACTACATCCAAATCAGCCCACTTCAACTTACTGATGTCTTCTTCAGCATCACACTTCCTGATTCGCAGAGGTTTACCGCTTTTCTTAGCTTCATCTTCTAGTCTCCATATTGCTCGGTCAAAGCCGCCCAAGTCTAAGTCAAGATGAAACAGCGGCTTAGGAAAAGACAAGCCAACACTAGACTTGCCTGAACCCTCAATGCCCCATAACGAGATTATCATATAGTTATTTCCTCCTACCAAAGTTCCTTTATATCTTTCTCTGCTCGTTCAAAGTCAACAGCTACTCCTTGCCTGATAGCGCCCAACCCCTCCCCCGTAGGAGAGTGAGAAGTGCTCCCTTGCTTACTGCTCATCATAACAATAGAGTCGCACAACATTCTATATCTACAGTTCTCGCAAGCCCACTTAGCAACTGTTGTAAATGGAGTGGGAACTGTCTCCGTTGCCAAAGCATTCTTGTATAAGTCTCTTCTTGAGATTATCCATCTCCAATTCTCTTCAAGCTCTTCCTGCTCAAAGTAGATTGTTTCTGAGATAATCTTGGCAGTAGGTCTTTCAGCTAGGTAGATAACCGCCAAGTCATAAGAGTCTTTCCCCCTGATACAGGCGCCGCCCATCATGTATGTAATCCAAGTATCAGGCAGGCCGCCTTCTTGATACCGCTTGACCCCTGCCCTAGTAGATTTCATCTCAACCAGTCGCTCTATACCAGTTATACTTATCGGTATAACGCCATCAGGTCTATAAGTTACCTCGTCTTTTACATATAGCGGAGTAGCTGTAGATGAGTGAGTCATTACTTCTTGTAAGCCATAGCCAGTAGCGAAAAGTAGCAGCTCAGTATCAGTTGGCTCAATGAAAGCTTTTAGGTCAAGATAAGCTTTTGTGAGACAGTAATTCAGCGAAGATAAATGAATCCCTTCACGAGGCTCAAGAAGCTTATATTTCTCAGCAAGACTGTCTAAGATAATTCTGTCTAGTTCTGGGTTAAGTTCTCTTCTCATCTGTTTGCCAACTCCAACAGAACATCTGCGTGGCAAGGTAAAGGAGAACACCAGCAGACTAAGTCTTTACCACGAAGTTCTCTAATTGGCAATTTGGTTCCAGTCTTTAGCCTTTCCAGTAAGTAGTCTCTATATTTCTGGATAACCTCTTCTCTGGTTCCATCTTTATCTATGGTAAAAGGATTGCCCCACTTACTTGGTCTGCCAACATAAATCGCATCTGGTGGTATCTGGTCAGTCCGTTTGTTAAGAACTTTCGGCATTACCATCCTCCTTATAGGCTCAGTTTGTCATAGTTTCTCCAGTCCCTCTCTTATCTCGTGAACCCTTCTTTTCATCTCAGGGAACTCCACTGCCGCCCATGTCTCCAGGTCTTGGAGCTTCTCAATGGCTGAGATTATAGATTCTCTTTCTAGCCTCCTACCCTCAATGACACCTTTTTTGAAGTCTAAATAGTCGGGATTAAACATCCGGTCAATCTCTTCGGGTGATTTCCAACCAGCTTCTTTGACGAGGGCAAGGATTTTGGCAGTCTTATCCATTATCTCAAACCAACTAACAGATGGAGGCCGCTTATAGAATAAATCACCTATTTGTTTTCTCAGTTTCTTTTCCGCTTCACTCATCTTTTACCCCCTTTCATTCTTTGCCCCAACGAATTAGAACATTCAGAACTGAAAGAACAACATCAACAAGGGCTAAAGGGATAGATAGAATTATTAAAGGTAGTCCAATGTAGATAGGCTTACGCCAGCACCAGACCGCCCATTGGACATAATACGGGGCAGGGTCAACGGAATCCCCTAGCTTTACGAATGCTTTCCACTTCATTTATTTCCTCCTAGTTTAGTCCGTAGCTCTGAGTATCTAGTCCTACAAGAATAACACCAGCCTCCTCCTAAAGTCGGTTCGCCACAAGCACCGCATTCTCCACAATCATCAGGTAGGTATCCGCTCCTGTCGTATTCACCTTGTGGGGACATCTGAAGTCGCATATACTCCGCTTTCTCTTCCCTAGATAGGTTATTCCAAGAAAGGCTCATCAGTATTCTCCTCCTCTTCTTTATTTAGGCTTCAGGTGAGAGCTGGCTACTGGTATAAACTAACCCCAGCTTTGCTCAACTGCCTTGCTGCCCTCACCCTCTGCCTTAGCCTGAGCCTACTATGGGCGCTCCGCCATCGTTACATCAAACACGGTCTAGCGTAACACCTTTGACTGATTAGTAACCATCACCTCTTAGTCTCAACTTTTCCAGTATCCATCAGCTCAGGCTTTGCCAGACTTATCTCGTCTTTGTCTAGCTCTTGTCCAATCTCTCCGCTTCTAGTCTCATCCCTCTAGCAATACACCTAGCCATTAGTTCCACAAGGTCTTCCCAACGTCTATCGCCACCTTTATCAGAAAGTATTAGGTCATACTCAGAATATTCAGGAAGGTCTCTAACCAGCACTTTACTTATATCCTCTTCAGACAATTTCATTTTCTCTCCTTCCTTAATCTCTATAGCCAGACTCTTTGTGAATAGAGGTTGGTAGCCCGCTTTAAGCCAGCAGTTTAAGCTAAATGCGGCATTAGCACTACCATAAAGGACTAAGATTAAGACCGAATCCTGTCTTTACCTCTATCCTTCGCCAGACTTATCTCGTCTTTGTCTGGCTCTTGTCAGGCGACCCCTTTCACAAGGGTAGGATGAGACCTGATGGTGAGCAAGCCCCAGGACGAAGGAACCCACAACCCGAAGGCTGCTGCCGCCTTTACGGTGGCCTTTGCTTGACCCTGCGCTTGCCTGCTCCTTCGCCAGACTTATCTCGTCTTTGTCTAGCTCTTGTCAGGCGCTCCTGTTTGGAGATTTGAGACCTGAACCTACCAGCCAGTAGCCTAGTAGTTAACGCTTAATGGCTACGCATCTTGCTACTCAATTTCCCCTAGCCCTTTCGGGTGGCTGGTAGTCCTGCCCTTAGCCAAGAGGTGATGGCTGCTACTTGCGTCTTTGCTTTCGCTCCACCAAACACGAAACCCTTAGCTTCGGGCAGGCTTGCTGGCTGTTCCTTACCCATTTATATCTCAGTCAACTTCC